TCTGTCTCTAATCCCTCTTATAGATGCACCAAGCTGTAAGCCTTTTTGCGCCATTGCAAATGGATCTTCTGGTTGTGGTAGATATTGAATTGGTCCTATTGGCATTATATACTCCTAAAAGAACCCAGCGACTGTTCCGCCAAGCCCTAGTAAATTTCCGAATGCTGTCTGTCCAGCTTGTCCTGCTGCAAGTTGACCGCCTGCTGTTGCCGCGCCTTGTTGTGCTAAAAGGTTGGCTACATTTGAACCTGTTTGCATTCCGCCTGCTGCTTGCCCTGCTGCTGATGCTTGGCCCATGCCTGCAAGACCACCAAGTTGCCCTAGTTGTTGTTGTATTTGCTGATTAAGCATTTGTGGTCTATATTGAGCCAATGCCCCTTGTACATTTCCACCTCTAAGTCCACCTGTTGCAGATGCTTGTTGAAGCATGGCATTTTCACCTTGCTGTACAATACTTTGGAACAAAGGAGATTGCTCAAGACCGCTTATCGCTTGTTGTTGTGCTTCTGCACCACCTAGTCCAAGTAATGCTTCTTGTCCTGCAAGTCCTCTTTCTCCGGCCCCAACAAAAGGAGACATGAGTTCAACCATTGCATCAAACTGTCTTCTTTGTTCTTCTATTCCTAATTCAGCGGATGCTGCCTGTGTACCAGCCGCGGCTTGTGCACCCTCTGCTGCTTGATTCGCGCCAGTAAGGTCGCCTATAAAATCACCTATGAAACTCATCTTTTCTCCCATTGTTTTTTAGTTAGACCATATGTGTATATGTCTGTTGTTTTGCTGTTTTTAACACAGCCGTCTCTTCTAATGCCTTCTAGTGAAAAGCCTAGCTTCTCTACATAGTTCATAGCTTTATTTAAGCCACCAATTATGTGAGCTGTTATTCTTAAAGGCTTATACATGTTGAATACAAAGTGTATAATTTCATTTCCAAGTAATCGTGAATATTTAATAGCTGATTTTTTTAGAAGTGAATGGATCTCTATTTCTGTTTTACTAAACTGAACAACCATGAATGCTCCCATGAACTCTCCATCTATGAATGCAGATACATATTTAACTAGCTGGTGGGTTATTGGCTCAAATGGACGGTCATCGTGTGCAACGACTGAAATATAAGGGTCTGAGTAGATTTCTTGCAGGTTTTCGCTGGTTATGCCTAGTTTTACCACTCTATACTCCTTATTATTGAGCCGCTGGTAGCTAGGTTTCTCAGCTTTTTGATATTATACCATAAAATAATATAATGTTATGTAATTTCTCTACCTGCTGCACTTATTGTCAAAGATGTTGCTATGCTTGCTATTGTTGAAATAAACCCTCCATCTTCCAAAACTTGCCCGATTAGTTCTGGACACGTGTAAACTTCATTTGGAGCTATTACCCTATCTTTTAGTATAAGATTATCAACTCCTTCACTTCCGCTATCTTTTATAAGATTAACATTTAGTGTAACATCTACTGCACTTGTGTTTGTAGCTGTAAACTTGTCGATTATTGCCTTGACTCCATCGGCTGTGTATTGTGCTGTCTGTGTTACTTCTGCTTGCTTTGGTAGTATTAATATTTTGACTGTTACTGACATATATTGTCCTTATTGTGTGATTTCATTAATTGCTAATATTACTGATGGTGTAGCTGGTGCGAATGTTGTTGCTGGAACTGCCTGGAGTGTGACAGCTACATCATCTGAAGCCCACATTGCCTCTAGGTACTCTCCAGCATTCATTGATAATCCAACGGCTCTTGATATTGGAGCTGTAAATCCATTTTGTGATATTGACATCTTCATAGATGAATTTGGTAAATCAACACCATTTACTCTAGCCCAAAACCATAAGTTTTTTGTGTTCGCATTACTAGATGTCACTTGTGCAGAAAATTTAAAACTATAAAACCCTGTATTTTCTGCATATATTCTTGATGTTGGTGTCCCCACATAAAAACCATCTGACTGCTGAGTTGTATTAAATGTTATTGGATATGCTGTATTTATTGCTGCTGGGATTTGGTCTGAAGTATCAGCGAATGTACCATAGTATAATGGTTGGTCAACTGTAGTACGAACAAATACAGATCCATCAGTTGCATGAACTTCTGTAACTATAGCCATAGGTATGACTAAAAGAGGAGCTGTTGGCTTAATGTTTGTTAATGCTCCGGCTATTGCTGCTGAAGCATATAATATATCTCCTAAAGCCCAAGTTTCACCATATACTGCTCCTGTGGTATCAAAGCCCCTTACATATCCCCACGTAGTAACTCTTCCAAATCCAGTATCCACTATATCCTGTGTTGCTATTCCTAGAATATAAATACTTGTCATTGACCCATCTGCAATATACTTTCCGCCCTCTACTGCTGTAGGAGAAAAAACACCTGCGAAGCCTACACAGGTTCCATTTGGAAGTACAGCTCCTGTATTGTTCACAACCCTGGCATAGGTTTCTGCCCCTACTTGCTGGGTAACATCATCACTGTGATGAATATTTAGAGTATCGTCATCCTTGTTCCAAGAAACTTGCCCTACTTGTCCATTGTGTGGTCCGTTAAGGTTGAAGTTAATATAGTCACCATTTAAGAAGTTTTGCTTTCTTGCTTTTGCTTCTGCTGTACCTGCATCTATATTTGCCTCTTCAATAAGCTTTGTAAGTTCAGCTATTGTAGTAACCGAGAATTGACCAGTAATTGCGAAGAGTTCTTCAAATGCTTTTATAGCATCGTGGTTAGGAAGAAACTTCGCCAATTGCTGCCTAGTAAGATTTAATCTACTAGACATATAGAGGCTCTAATCTTGCATCTATGCTTGATACGGCAATATGTGTGTCGCTTGTTCCTCTAAACTTTTGTATGCGTATATTTTGCATGTTTCCTTGGGATAACCAAACCAATCGTTTATTCCTTTGTCCTTGTTTCCCAGCACTTATAGCTTTTTCTTGACTATATGTAACCCCATCTTTTGAATAACTTGTCCATACTGTAGGATCATCACCAAGCGGAACTCTTCCGGTTAGTCCAATCAATTCAAGTTCATGGAATATGGCCCCATTTGTTTCATTGTATATTATAGTAGTTCCAAAGTCCCATCCTATAACTTCTCCATAATGAGATGATAAAGTATCTGTCAAGTATCCATGAACAGGTGCTGATGGGTTTCCGCATAACCATTTATCATAACAATATACAAAGTTTCTAGCTAGGTATATCCCATTTCCTTTTATTTTGCTACCTAGCGTGAACCATACTGGCTGCTGAACTGATTGTGAGGCTCTACCATCATATACAAGTGTTTGATCAGGTAAATGAATATACAGGTGTAGATGTCCTTTATCTGTTACAGATTCAAGCACAACCTGCTCTAATTGTGCTGTTGTGTAGTCTGCTAAAATATGGTCTATCTCTCTTGTTGAAACCTTTATGGTGTTTGAGTTGTTACCAAGCCATATTGCAGGAGCTTCATTCAACCCGCTTCCTAAAAATGCGATTGTTTCCATAAATATACATGCAGTATGAGTTCCTATAGCTCCTCTCTCTATCTGTGCCCCTGCAACTCTTTGGAATGGGAAGTTTTCTCCACCTATGTTATCAAATATTTCAATAGTATATCTATTAAAGGCATATACTTCATTTCTAAGTTTTAGTAGACCTTCAACGGGGTCAGGGCTTGCTTCTGAACTACCATATTTTAATGGGTTTACTGCAAATGGATCATTTAATTCTGTTACAACAAGAAATTCACCATCTGTTGTCATGAAATAACCATCTATCCAAACAACATCAAGTACTAATCCAAGGTCAACATCTGTATTCTGAGTAAGCGTTGTGCCATCGTATAAAAATAAGTTACCATTTGAGGCGATAGCCAGATAGTCAAAAGAGTAGTCCATTGACACCTGAGTTGAGCCACCAACATCTCCTATAGTAGTTGAAATACCGCTTGCATCGATACTAACAAGTTTTGTTCCCATAACCCTATAGCATACATTATCCCAATTTATGCCACCTCTGTCTATCCCTACAGAGTCACCATCTTTTACAATCCCATTTGCAGGTCTAAGATAACCGCTAGATATTCCATTTTGTTGTGGAACGGGGACTAGATTTCTTGGGTATGAAACTCTGTAGTCTGGTGAATCATCAGTATAAACCCCATTAAGGACAGGAATTTTCATTATTAGCTCACTCTATACCATGTAGATGTCTGAGCATCATATTTAAGTTTAAAGAAGTCATTGGCTGCCAAAGTAGTTGGTGCGCCTGTTACTGCTGTTGCTCCGTTTGCTCCGATGGTTAAAGTTGTTACTGCCTGGGTACAGTTTACTAAAACTTCTTGCTTATCGACTAAGTTTCCTAATGCTGGCAAAGTGATAGTTCCTGCTGCATATCCTGCAACTGGAGTGAGTATCAAGTGTGTGCTATCGCTATCATCTGTTATAGCTACTGTAAACCCTGTTGCGCTTGGTGCTGAGTATTGTGTTTCAAATCCGATTGCATCTGAGAAGGTAAGGTTTGCTTGCATGAAAGATACAAGCAAAGACAATGCTGCTCTTCTATCATCTCCATTGTTTGCAGATCCTATTGGTATTTGATCGCCAAGCGATAAAGTGTTAAGTGCCGTTAATTGTCTAATTGCCATATCTATTCCTTAATTGAAGTCTAAATCCCCCCCCTCGTCTAACTGAAGTGGGTCTGTGTTTGCTTTCTGCATCATTTGGTCATCGTTTCCTCCAACCCAATATTTGGTTCCTGCACCTCTTGGTAGGTTTGTTATTTGTTGCTCTCTTGGTACTGCTGCGTTTCCAAGTAAAGCCATGTATGCACTTTTTGCTGCACTTTTAAGTTCTGGTGAAATCATCTTGCCTAGTGATGGTCCAATCCTAATAGCCAAGTTTAGATATATGGCTTCATTGGCTGAATCAGGTACATTTGTTTCTTCATCAAGGTCAGCATTCTCAGGGCTTGATGGAATTGGATAGCCAATTCTAATTCTTTTTGCGTTCCAAGTTGCAACCATAGAATCCATATTGGTCATAGCATCTTGAAGTTGTTCCGGGTCTAAGTCATACTGATATGAGGCATACCCTATCTGTCCGAATGCCTTATTGACAAACTGGCGCTTAGTCCAAGACATCTAATGCTTCTTGTATTTTTTTAGAAAGGGTTTCATTCTTGGTGTTACTTCTAAAATTAATACCAAGTTCTGTTGCTTTTGTTTCTAGTTCTTCTCTTGTTGGTGCGCTGTCGGCTGGAGGATGTACATTTAAAGGACTTTTTTCTTTGGCTTCTGCTGTTGTTCTATACCAAGCGTTTTCAAGTGTTTCTTCGAGTTTATCATCTTCTACTATAACGTAGTCAAATTTCTGGGTATCTATAAAGCCTCGTACTCATTTATTATCCTTTGTATGTTTTGGTATATTATACCATATTTTAAGAAATACTCTTACATCCCTTTTTTTAGATCAGTGTATAGCTCTTTAGCATCTTCGCGGTCCAGCGTGTATGTAACTTACTGAATCATAAAAGATATATCTGATCTATTTATTTTCTCACAGTATGCCCTAAGTTTTCTATATAATATTTTAGCCTCATATAATGGGATCAGTACGTCCTCATCATTTATGGCAGCTAAAATATTTGTTGTCACCATTTGTATATAGTGTATGTCAATGCGAACGGTATCGCCACAGTTGCTGCAGCATCTAAAAACTCTGATGTGTGAGTGTCAGGATGTTGGTTATCATATATCTCCTTGCCCACTCCTGCTACAACTACAGGGATGAGGCAAGTCTTGTAATTAATAAAGTCTACTTCATGTCCTGCTT